CAGATTTATTAAACATATTAGGTTAACAGATTAATGTTTTTTAAAGGTATTGCATTTGGATTTGGAGTATTCATAGGATTCTCTTTAGCAGTGGTAATATTCCTATGACGTGGTTATACAAAGGCAAACCACTCGCACAAGCACCTAAAGAGTATGAAGGATTTGTTTATCTCATACACAATCCAAGCACAAACAAATTCTACATTGGACAGAAACGCTTTTGGAGTGTGCGTAAACTACCTCCTCTAAAAGGCAAGACACGCAAACGCACAGTCAAGAAAGAAAGTGATTGGCAAGACTATTGGAGCAGCTCAGAAGCACTGCAACAAGATGCTGCACTATTAGGCAAGGAACACTTTGTTAGAACTGTAGTTAAACTTTGTCGCACCAAAGGCGAACTCAACTACTATGAAGCCAAACTTCAATTCAAGTATGATGTACTGTTAGATGAACGCAGCTACAATGGCATAATCAATTGTAAGATACACCGCAGCCATTTGCCTAAAAAATAACCTTTTTAGTTGACAGATGATAAATACTTTTATATAATAAACTAAAGGAGATTATTAAAATGGCAACCAACACAGCTCTTTCAATTGAGATAATGTACAAACTTAAAGAGTTTCTCAATAATGAAATTAGACAAAACGGAGAGATCCAAATCAATAACAAGCGCATCTGGGATGGATGGCTGCACAAGATGGACAATGAAGTATGGTATGGCATACTTGAAACACTAGCACAGCTAGAACGTGAACACCCAAAGTATTTTAACTTACATCAGAGTAGAGCTATAGAAGAAGGTTTGACTCTGTTAAACAAATATTCAGATTACTATGACAAAGTGTTAGATATGAATAACAAACATGTCAAAGCCAAAGGTGTTGCTTGGAAATGCCTGCACACTGTGCGCGAAGTATGGAATACGTGTGTAAACGACCCCCTCCCAAACTTAAACTCTAGTAAAGTGACTTCAACTTATGGAGACATATTTGAATGACATATAAAGCAAAATATTACAGCATAAAAGGCACTAAGAAAAAAGGTGATGGCATGCCAGGGCGTTACCCTAATCCAGACGAGTGGCTTAGCGGACCAGATCCAATTGAGCATGACAAGTATTACGCTTGGAAGAAACATCATGCACAGGCACGTTATCGCAAAGAGGAATATGATTTAAGTTGGGAAGACTGGCAAGAATTATGGCCCAATGACAAATGGCTGTCTAGAGGTAGAGGCAAGGATGATTTCTGTTTGTGTAGAATAAATCCTGAACAGCCTTGGACATTGTACAACTGTGAAGTAGTAGATAGAATGACATATCTAAAACGTGCAAACGAATATAGAGAATTAAAGAGGAATTAATTTTGATAGATCCAGACTTTGATCCACTTGCACTGTTAGAAGAACTATCTGAAGAAGTTGTTAGATTAAACAATAGACAACTGCAACTAGAACGTTTCTTTCAAGAGCTTGCTAATCAGCACACAAGTATTGCAAATCATCTAGGTGGGCAAAGCCAAGATATTACAGAACTGTATAAAGAACTAGGTAAAATATTACATGAAACTAAGCAAAGCACAAGCACAAATAGCCAAGGATGAACACCGTTTCAAAGTTGCTATCTGTGGCAGACGCTTTGGTAAAACATATCTTGCTATAAGAGAAATGTGTTATAAGGCAAGAAACCCTATGCAAAACATTTGGTACATTACAAGCAGTTATCGTGCAGCCAAGATGATTGTTTGGAAACCTCTTAAGAACAAATTGCTAGACTTGCGTTGGGTTGCTAAGATAAATGAAAGTGAACTTAGCATTGAACTTAAGAATGGAAGCACAATAAGTCTTAAAGGTGCAGAGAACTATGACAGTTTGCGTGGCTCGTCAATCTCTTATGTAGTACTTGACGAAGTTTCAGAAATACCTCCTAATGCTTGGACAGAAGTAATACGTCCTGCACTTGCGGATCAACAAGGTAGCGCATTGTTTATTGGCACACCCAAGGGCAAAGGCAATTGGAGTTATGACTTGTACAACATGAAGCAAGAACAGCCAGACATATGGAATAGCTTTCAGTTTACTACACTAGATGGTGGGCGTGTTAGTGCAGAAGAAATAGAACAAGCCCGTGCTGATATGAGTGAAAGACAATTCCGCCAGGAGTTTATGGCAACATTTGAAAGCTATGAAGGACGTATTGCGTATACATTTGAAAGAGAATTGCATCTTAAAGAACTTAAAAATCCAGACATAAGTCAACTAATGGTGGGCATGGACTTTAACGTAAACCCCTGTGCAGCTACTATTGCTGTACGTCAAGGTGACAATTTGTATATAATAGATGAAATTGTTATGCACAATTCAAACACAACAGAGATGGCAGAAGAAATAGTAAACAGATATCCACGTTCAAAGATATTTTGCTTTCCAGATCCTGCTGGTTCAGCTAGAAAAACTAGTGCAAATGGGCAAACGGACCATACTATACTAGAAAATGCTGGGTTTATTGTTAAAGCACCACGCAAACATGACGCTGTTAGGGACAGAATTAACGCACTAAATGCACGTTTATGCGATGCAAACAAAGAAATTCACCTCTATATTAACCCTAAGGCTAAATATACTATAGAGAGTTTGGAAAAATATACGTATAAAGAAGGAACTCAGATACCAGATAAAGATTCAGGGTACGATCATATATTTGACGCCTTGAGTTATTGCGTTGCGTATCTATTTCCAATTAGAAAAAACATACAACCGCAACAACCACAACGTTGGGGAGCTAAAATATACTAGGACGCACCAATGGATCAAATAGAAACACTATCTAATGCCGTACAACAAGCAGTTGCAGGCAACAATACTTACAATACATACCAGCCAATATGGGAATATTTACTAGAAAGTTATATTGGCGGAGAAGAATATCGTAGAGCAGGACACTTAGTCCGCTACCAGTTAGAAACAGAACGTGAATACCAGGCAAGACTGTACCAAACACCATTAGATAACCATTGTCAAAGTGTTATTAGTGTGTACAACAGTTTCTTGTTTAGACAAGAACCATACAGAGAGTATGGCACACTAGAAAACGCACCAGAAATAGAAGAGTTTCTGCGTGATGCAGACTTTGACGGGCGTAGTCTTGATGCATTTATGAAAGATGTAAGCACATGGGCAAGTGTGTTTGGACACTGCTACATTATGGTAACAAAAGCCAACACAGGTGCAATGACAAGAGCAGAAGAACAAGCATTGGGTGTGCGTCCTTATGTAAGTTACTTGACTCCTTTGGTTGTGCTTGATTGGGAATACCAGCGCGATATGGTAGGAAGATACCAATTAAATTATTTCAAATATCTAGAAGATGTTAATGGACAAATTCAAACTGTAAAAGAATGGACACCAGAAATTATTACTACTACTGTAGTAGATACTGAAAATGATGTCATAATGGACCAGTATGAAGAACCTAATGAATTAGGTAAAATACCTGCTGTATGTGTATACAATAAGAAAGGTATTCAACGTGGATTAGGCGTAAGTGATATTGCAGACATTGCAGATATGCAAAAGTTTATCTATAATGGTACTTCTGAAATTATGCAATCAATTCAAATGGACACCCATCCAAGCCTAGTAGCTACACCAGAAACAAACGTAGGCACAGGCAGCGGCGCACTTATTCATATTCCAGAAAACATTGATCCAGGACTAAAACCATACTTGCTTGAATTCTCTGGTGCTGGTGTTGACAAGATACTTGCAGCAATACAAAGCAAAGTAGAATCAATTGACAAAATGGCAAATACAGGAGCAGTACGTGCAACAGAAAGCCGTACTATGAGTGGCGTAGCCATGGAGACGGAATTCCAATTACTTAATGCTAAACTAAGCGAAAAAGCAGACAATCTAGAACTTGCAGAAGAGCAAATGTGGAAGTTGTTTGCAGAATACACGGGCGTTGTTTGGACAGGAAGCATTGACTATCCTGGTAGCTTTAACATTAGAGATACTGGATCAGAAGTACAGCAACTTAAAACTGCAAGTGAAGCAGCACCAATGGACAAACAAGTACAGAAAGCAGTTGCTAAAAAAGTTGTAGAATGGTTAGGTGAAGACGAAGAATATGATGATGATTATTTTGAACCTCACATCATGATGAATCCTGCTACTAATGAAACTCGTGTAGCAATGACTAAGCAAGAACACCTAGAGTTAGCAGCTCAAGGTTGGATACACCCTGGAGAATAACTATGCCAGTACGTAAAGTAGGCAGTGGTTACAGATGGGGAACAACGGGTAAGATATATTCTACCCGTGCAGCAGCAGAAAAACAAGGGAGGGCGGTAACTATGGCGATGAAAAAGAAAAAGAAAAAAGGTTCACGTGGCGGACGTCGCGGTTGATTGGGAAGAATACTTTTATAGTATTAAAACAGTGTGCCCTTGGAGTTGGGCAGCTTGGAAGAAAAGAGAAATTCAAATAACTAATTGGCGTAGCCACATAATAGACTTAGGTTCTCGTCAAGCTATACTCTACATTGCACCTAAACATAATCCTAGACAACTAAAAAAGATGTCAGACAGATTTAATAGAACTAGACAGCATGAAGAGTGGCTTTGGAGCCATCCAGACTTTAGTTACAATAGTACACCAGTGCCTGTGTTTATACAACAGGACAGAGCCAAATTAGAGAGGGCACGAAATGGCAAAGTTTAGGGGAAGCGTTTGTAAAACTGACTGTGGAGGGCACAGAGCAGGCTTTAGATATGCCAGAAGTGGAGGCAGAACACGCAGTCCACATTCTAATAGTTTTAACAAAGGAATGGGCATACAAAGAGGCACTTATAAGCCAAGAATAGTTAAGAAACGCAGGAAAAGTAGTAGATAACCTATTTTGCAATATGATGCTAAATATACTTATAAATATAGTTGACAGATGATTGTCAATTTAATTATTTTTACTCTAAAAGGAGGCGAGGTTAACAATGGACCGTGAAGAAACATTGGCACAAGAAGAAGTAGTAACTGACACTACACCAAATGAAAGTCAGGCACAAGAAGTAAAGACTTATACCCAAGAAGAAGTAGACAATATGATGGCACGTATGCGTGGCAGCTTAGAGCGTAAACTTCTTAAACCATATGAGGAACTTGGGGATCCAGGCGAGTTAAAAGCTCTTAAGGAAGCGGAAGAAAAACGCAGACAAGAAGAACAACTCAAGCGTGGAGAGTTTGAAAAAACTCTACAAGAACTTGCTTCTAAGAAGGATGATGAAATTAAGCGCAGAGACGTTATTATTGAAGATTACAAGGTGAATACGCCGTTGTTAAATGCAGCAGCAAAGTTTAAGAGTGTAAATCCAGAACAGGTACAAAGCCTG